CTGAAAATTCTAGCACAGCATTGTGCTTGGCGTCCGTTGCAAGACATCCGGCAGAGCCGGATGACAATTTACGAACGACATCCTCCGAATTATGGGAGAAAGAATAAGAATCATATTTGGGTAAAGCACTAGAATCGGCTACATTCTCAACCCGAAACAATGTGGGTGCTTCCCCAGATTCGCTTTTTGCTACGTGGACTTTCCAACGCATTGATCCCCTAAAAGCGACATATGCCAGTGCAACATATGTAAAATAGGTATGGTGTACACGATTGTACGGAGTGGGAGGCTCGGTAGCAATCTCTGTAAGCCCATATGGATCTGCCCCTGGGGTAAAGGGTCGAAATGGTAACTTCAGAATATTATACGAATGAATCGATGTCATTCCATGTATATCGTGTAAAACATATCGCTTAAGTAATTGACGAAAAGATACAACAGGATCAGCAAAGAAAACATCACTTGCCGTGCCAATAGGCACTTCAGGCAAAATAGTTTCCTGTACAACTGATTCAGGAACATTACCTAAATCGTCCTCTGTATCCTCCCCAGATTGGGGCACAAACTGTGCATCTCCAACAAAGGGGGATAAATAGTCCACATTTCTAGATAGATTTGGGACGGCAAACTCCAAATCATCGCCTCCACTGACAAAGACATTGATCATGACATCGTCTACGCCTGCAGAGGGTTCAGTGAGTGAGTTGAGAACTCGCACAATAAGCATACCATTATTTGTATTATGGTTATACTGGTTGTAGTTTCCCAATACGAATGGGATGGGGTCGACTGCGACATTATCTGTACGCAGCCATGCATGCCGGGACCCCCATCCCACGTCCATAGTGAAATCTCTCTCTTCAGAGATATCAACTATGCGTGTGTAGCGAATATTAGTTTCAGTATTCAAAGAACTATCTGGGTCCCAACCAATCATCAATCTCCCACGATGATAATTGGAACAGACCACTTGAAACCTAATCCGCATAGAACCACGCCAATACTCGAAAGGTAAAGCAGCGAAAGCTGTAGATGAAAAAGTATATCCTCCATCACCAGCAACCATACGGTGCGATGGCGTTATTCCCACTACTCCCAAAAGCGCATTGGTAGATTCATTGGTACTCCAGGGAAGCTGGCCGACATAAGACTCATGAGAACAAACATGTTTCATGTCCAATTCGTCTATACCAGCCAATCCCATGGTACGTGTGTCCACAGTCAATTCCTGTTTTCTGTCTCCGCTTAAAGGTACTGCGGAATCGATGTCATTGTAAGAGGTTAAAGCACCGAAAAAAGTAGGTTTGACATAAATTACAGATTCTTGTGATACTGGCTTACAATAGCCAAAAACCTGTGCTGCTGCTGCAACACCAGAAGCTGCCAAAGCAGTAGCCTTAGCATATGGGGCGATGTAAGGTGCTTCTGATAATGCATTTGCCGCTGCAGCTACGGCATTTGCGGGTCGGGAAATAAGTCCCTTTGGTTCATATTCCCCCGATTGCGGATCTAACAATGCTGGATTAGTATCAGTTGGTGCTGTCAACACCATATCATCCATCCAAGCAAAGACATTAATACTCACCCCCTCAATACCACCATTGGAGTGTGCCAGTGATGTCAAACCGCGAAAAACTAGCATGCCGAACGATCTCCATTCGGCAAGATCTTCAGTTATTGATAATCCGTTCTCAGGGTATAGAAATGGTAAATGCATTTCCCCCGCTTGTGAAGTTGTGGGATCCAAAAACAAATGAGGATGTTGCGACCAAAACGTCAAGTCCGCTTCATCTGAAGCAGCAAAATCCGTATCAGTAATAGTATCATATCCACTCATTGGTTTATATGCCACCAAAGTTCTGCCATAATAAAATGGGTTACCATTTATGACAAGCTTGATCTTCAAAGTACCGCGCAAGAAATTGAAATTCGCGATACGGTTGCCTATACGTGCATTTTTCAGGAAGAGCTCCCATGGGTTTATGTTAATAGATAACTTTTCACCTATGGCCCATCCCAGCACGAATATCCTTGTCGGTCGGCTAAAGAAATTCACCAAATCAGATTCATGCTGATCTGCAACCCCATACGACAAGTCTGGTTGTGAAGGCACAGTAGTAGTCCATTGTGTCTCCGTTTCTGAGAATTTTACTAGAGGGTGTTTCTCATCACCCATTGTTTTATTTACAATATTTACAGTAGAGAGCTATTTAATCCTCGCCGTTCTTGCTCACGTAATAAGCGAGGAGGTTTTGATATGCAGTGAAATCTGCCCCCCTAAATAGAGGCATTCCGTAAAATGTATTTTGGTGATTAAAGCCTTTGCACAAGATACCAAGAAATTATGTACAGTGGTAACCAATCAATCACAACAATGTTTTAGCTTAACACCCACGTATGTGCGGGTGGAGGGATACTTTTAATGACATTCCAAGTCCACATGACTTTTAAGCGTAATCTTCTTGCCATTTAACACACATATCACCAAATGTATGTTCAAGAAAATTTGCATGGGCAGTCAACCCATGCCTGTGAGCAATCTCTTTCAATTGCCCTCTCCTTTCTTCGTACACGTTTTCCCCGTGTGCGAACCATTCATTCAAGGCTGAATCAATCACGCTGCCCATTACCTCAGACATACTGACATTAGAGGATTTATTAACAGCGTGCAGGCTCTTGAAAATGGATTGTTCATCAAGTTTACCCACTTTACAATCTATTTCAGAGATATAGTGAGTACGACGCTTCAAAAAATCCGCATCGTTCACACCATCATCATGCATATATTTCGTGGGTTCACTTGATTTGTTAGGCATAGTTAGTACTAAATCATGACGGGCCAAATAGTCACGAAATGTGAGATGATTGAAATTATCATAATCAACATGAACGCTGCCTTTGAAATCATCTCCATACGTGATTAGAGCGCACGCATTGCAGAAACGCTGTTCACCATACATGGAGAAAAAGGCACATCGTGCTAACAATGAATTTACAATGGAATTGATATAAACTGTCAAGTTATGTCCAGAAGGATTACTTCCAAACAATCTTATCAAATCTCCATTGTATGCCATAATGGGATATGCAATGTCAGTTGCTATTCCCTCCATGATGGCAATATCATCTTCACTGTAGGATCCACATCTTTTCGCAAAATTAATCAATATTTTAAAAGCAATTAATACTAATTGCGCAGGCATCCGTAAGTCATACTTAGAATAATCTCCTGCCAAAATTCGATCCTTCCCGTATTGCAAAATGTGATCATCCATTTGTTCCCACTCCTTACTTCGTGCATTAATTCCTACAGCACATTCGGAAATGAGGGGGTTCATTGACATAACGCGAGCAATTGGCAAAAAATACTTGCGAACAAGCAATTGAAAAGCCAAAGGTGCGCTCTGAAAGACCCGTACTTTATCCTTTTCGATAGGTGTAGCTTCATCCTTCAAACATGCTTTGAAAATTGGATAAGCTCTCTCCTTACGGCGGTATGCTCCACACATCCTATGCGCTTCTTCCCAAAACATGGGATCTACATCAGTTGGACATGCGAAGTCCGGAAAATGCTCCGGATCCAGAGATATAAAATACGAACTCTTCGGGCCTGTCAATGGAAAGCCCGGGGAAGTTGATCCTTTAAGGCGATCAATAAACCTACAACCATCGATACCACACACTGCTTGAATGTCGGTTAATGGTTTTAGACCGGCGCTTAACCCGGGTATTCGTTGCACCACCGTGCAAAGCTGCTGTAGATAATCGCGATACGCGTAACCTACATGCGCTGCAGTTAACCCCGCAGCCGGGTTTGCACTGTATTGCAAAGAAGCTTGATAGGGAAAATTCTTCCCGCCTTGCCGAAAATTGGGTGGACCCCAAATATTCGGAACGCCACAAAGCTCATCAACAGAATCTGAGATGGGTGTTTTCACCACGGTCGAGAACGCTTTCGCACGTCCTATTACAGAACCGTAACAATCCACCATACTTCCTTCTGGAAGAAACCTACAGGCGCTTTTCTCATGAATCTGTGAAGATTCATAGTAGCGAACCCCATATTGTTCCTCCAATAAGGTCCCAGAATCCAAAGACAATGCTACAGGATCACAAGTCTTCAATTGCACGAAGGCGTCTTCAATTTGTGAGAGAGTAAGACTACCTAGTGCGCCAACGTTACCCTTTCCAGCCAAGTGGAAACCCGCAATAATGGGTGACAAGGTATCGGTGACATGCGTTGCCATACACAAACCTGCGAAAGTACCGGGGGAATAAGTATAGCGAGCACCTGGAAAACTAAAACCAGGATACGACACTTCCTCAAGATAAATTCTTTGTGTGTTTGATGACAACGAACCAAACTCGTCCTTGAACAACATGGTTGTCACACAATTTCGAATTGGTCCCGTTGGAAAAAGATGGGTAATATCAGCCCAATCTCCTCCCCTTGGAACGGTGCACAACATAAAATCTGTGCCAGGAATGACATATGACGAGTCCAGAGACAAATCACAATCAAAATTAGCCCCTATTCCAGGCGGGGGCTTTCGCACAAATTTAGCCTTCATATCATGTCTGTCTTTGAAAATGTGTGATGGAATTAGAGCAACATTACTCCTCAGAAATAGGGCATCACAATGACGCCCACCAGTTCCGTCTACATTCGCACACTTCATATGACAGAGATTATTGGCTATCTTTTCCTTGGCTTGATCAACAGTCATTGATTTGGCCTTGGAAGTAGCGGGCATGGGTGTTGTATCAGCCCGCGCCCATGGGTTACTCTCCGCATCACGTAATTGGATGTCTTCCAAAGTATCAGGAGATAGATTTCCCTGTGAAGTTAGAGTGTTATACTTCTTCCAAGTGGACAATCCAGCCATTAACAAAAACAAAGTAGCACATGCCCCCAACAAATATCTCTTAGTACAAAATCTATGTTGGCGAATAACATGTGCAAAGGAAGTCTCTGCAAAAGCACGAGTCATATACCGCAAAAACGCGGCATAGAACATAGCCCAAATGAGGAATAATACAAGTACAGCACCCATTTTCGCCGTATCTAGATGCCACCAATGGTAACAAAACAAGATTGCAACACCATCTCCAGTCCACCTAAACAATCGGTTGACAAACCGCAGAGCAATGGGTCGCAAATAGTTCATTATCCTATCGCGCATATAACGTTCTATCCAATCCACTGGCCAACGAAATAAGGCCAAATTAACGAAACGAATTGCACGCCGCGAAAGACCACTATTAAGCTCCTCATACATATCGCGCACTGTAACTTCTCCCGCAAAGCATTGGAAAGATAATAACCATCGCCGCATAGCAGAATACCAGCGTGCATAGCGCGCCCACCGGGGCTCCTGCACCACGAATGTCTCTTCAAACCAATTTCCTGCTTGAGTAGTCCACGCTACTTCCTGCTTCTGTCCATATGCATCGGATGTTATCACAAAGCTATGTGGTAAGGGATTATCTGGAACAAACAAATCGCGTTGACGAGCTCTATGTTTCCTTTGCGTAACTGTGTTCAAAAAACAATTTTCCCCTTCCTGAGTCCAATGCCCGGGTGGCAATCTATGCCATGATGGCAACATTAGAAAGGGAACGTTTCTATCATCTTGTTCATCAGCAACAAAAATGAAAGAAGAATCAGCAGTCATCTCAGAATCCGTCGTCGTTATAGTATCATCATCAGAGGACGAATCTTCAGACTCAGAACCACTAGATGAGGTTGAATTGACATCATACATATACTCAGACAATGCATCGATGGCATTGTCAACAGCAAAAGGTTCCAATTCATCCTGATACGCATCACCAAACGGAAGAGTTTCAACAGAATGCACAGATACATCACATTCCTCACAAGAGCAACGATATTGCGTATTCTTTGCCATCTTGCAAATAGGACACAACACTTCCATCATTCGGTCATCAACAGTGTTAGTGCGGTTGACTAAATTCTTCTGAGCAGCAAAGTGTTTCTTCGAATCAGCATAACACAACTGCAACACATCGAAAATATTTCCACTTTCAATCAGTGGGGCATAACCCACATCTGCTGGAGTGTCACCAGCACGAACAATTGGATACGCTTTGGATACATGAATGTTCCAAATATCCGGAATAAATGGTATTTTATCCTCACCACCATAAAAATCTGCAACTTTTTGCGAATCAAGTTGATTATAACTCATAAATTGAGGTTTCACATCAACTTTGAGTAAAAATCTTTCTCTCCGCGCAATACTAGCAGGTTCCATGGAATAGAAGTTTGCTCCACCATTCTTCGGATTTTTAGTGATCGTAACCACCTTGGGTTCCACAGATATTTTGCCTTTCAAATCAAGATCAGCCATGTTCGCATACATGCGAACATTGTTCACCAAATCTATGACTAATCTAGACGGGGCTCGATCAACGAAATTGGGTTTGGTATTCCCCATGTCATCAATAAACACACCCGTCATGTATGACCGGTAGTTGGACATAAATTTGTCTGCTTCATTCAAAGTAACCAGATACTTATCTTGGTAAGCAAAACCATTGTATGCTAACTGAGTCTTCATCAAAATATTAGCAACACTAGTCTTACCGACTCCGGAACCTCCATATATGCCTACACACCATGGGGATTCCCGAAGGCCACCGACCACTCTCACTTCATTAAAAGCGGTTTGTATTTTCGAAAGCTCCGTCAACTTATGACCATATACAGATTTCTCAATTTGGTTTGTAGAGACACGGATCAATGCCTTACATGATGCAATACATTCCTGCAGACGACAATCATACCTGTTTTCATCAATACCTGCCACACGCAGTAAATTACCAGTTCGAGCAAGAGTAGACATTGCAACCAGATTGTTGTATTCTTCCAAAAAAGCATCGGCTTTGACGTCACTAGTCAACAACGGTACCAGACTACCTTTCTGGAAACACATGTATCCTCCTTCAACGAAAAAGGTTACTGTGTCAACGATGGCAGACAATGCATCTGTCGCGGACATTTGTTTCTTCTTAACTTCTTTAGAAAACAAATCCACATTTCCAATGCTATAATCAAGACTCGAAGCTTCACACAATCCAGCTGTAACCAACAAAGAAACCACATTGGAGAAATTCGTGGCTAGTGGGCTGGTTATAAACTGTTTCCAGTTCGATTTGGCCATTGTAAACATCTTCACCAACTCCGGAACTTCTGGCGTATCTTCACCAACTTGTGCAGACAAAGCATAAGTAGTTTTCAAGGAAGAACACAAAACACTAAAGATACTTGCGCGGCAAAATGTAGAGTAGTAGATATTCAAAACTGACCAGAAACCCTTGCTTGTCTGAACATCGGTCAACGCTATATAGAGAGATATCAAGTTCTCTATACGTCCCATACTGGGCATCTGTGACCACAAAGGCACATCAAACACCCCACTTTGGGGAGATAACCAATATCCACTCTGTCGTCTACGTCTTTTCAAGCGCTTACGATAACGTTTGGATTTTGATTGATTGATTAAATATTGAATCCGACGCAAGCGCCGATCGAACAAAAAATCACAGTCGCCGTTTTGAGGGACAAGTAAAACAGGTATATTGTAAAAAGCAGTACCATGCGTAATAAGGCATAAAATGCCGGAAAAAACATGGTACAAAAAAGATGTTGGAAATAACATCTCCATCAATGTGATGCTCATTAGCACCAAACATTGGAAAATTTCAAGGTCCATAAAGGACAAGTTTGCAGAAATCGGCTGCATAGTTTATTCTTCTGAGTCGCAAATTATTATGTGACTCAAAAGAACAAACCCCGAGAAGGAGGTTTGTTCAATCGAGTGCCCAAAAGCTATATGATAAAGGAAACGCCTTTTCCTATAAATACAGCGCTCAAACTAACTAAATAGGAGACAATACTGTAAATCAATTTTACTAATAGGCCGGCTGTAGCGCCTACGGTGGACCATACTTATGTTACTGTTCAGATCCACCTCACAAAAAAGAAAAACTTGGGAAATTCCTTAACAGACAAATGGAATATTGTACCGCAAATAAGGAGGTTATACTTAATTAAATAAGAATATAATCTTGTACGAGTGTTATTATCAGCAATTTTGATATGCTGTCCAAGAAAATGACATTTGCCCCTCTTTCAGCTCAACAGGGGTAGGGTGTCAAAATCTGACAACTTTGCTTCATCCATAACAAAACAAGACAAATTCTACAGAAACTGGGAAAACTTATTCCTTAGAATAAATACAATTCTCAAAACTGAAAAGAGGATTTCTTGCTAAAAAGCAACTGACGTAATCAGTACTACTGTACACGTTCAGGATTTC